CGAATATTCCGCAAGTGGTGTTCCCGCCATTTATCTATCCCATGCGGAAATCATGCTTGAACTATTCGAGGGGTGGGCGTAATGGCAAATATGGGTGGGTTTTCGGTTGCAGGAATGAAGAAACTTCAAAAGCAGTTGAACAAAATTCAGCAAGGGAATGTTGAAGTCTTCATTGATGCTTGCGCAAAGGAACTTGCCGCCCGCCTATTGGCAAAAGTTATCAAGCGTACACCCGTGGGGCAATACCCCGCAAGTTCAGGTAAAAAAGGCGGTACACTTCGCCGCGGATGGACTTCACAGAAATCCGGATCTGGTTCAGAAGGGCTGAAAACAAGCGGTGCAAAGGGGTATGTTGACAGCCTGAAAATAAACCATTATGGAAACACCCTTGTCATTGAAATAGTGAACCCGGTTGAATATGCTTCCTATGTGGAGTACGGACACCGGACAGCCAATCATAAAGGGTGGGTTCGAGGGCAGTTCATGCTTACGATTTCAGAACAGGAAATACAGAATATAGCCCCGAAGGTGCTTGAAAACAAAATCAAAAAGTTTTTAGGGGAGTGCGTGAAATGATAAATTCTATAATAGCATCCATCAGCATTTCCTTAAATGCTGAATTTGGTGATGAATACACCACTTATACAGAATCAGTTGAACAGGGTTTGAAGGAACCTTGTTTTTTTCTGTCCTGTATAAACCCCGCAACCCGGGTATTTTTTGGAAAACGGTATTTCAGGGAAAACCAATTTTGCATACAATTCTTTCCAGATGGCAAAGACCGAGCAAAAGAAGAATGTAATGCAGTTGCCGAAAGGCTTTTTTTGTGCCTTGAATATATCACTGTTGGTAACGATTTAACACGGGGGACAAAAATGAAATATGAAGTAGTAGATAGTGTTCTGAATTTTTTTGTGAATTATGATTTATTCGTTTACAAGATGACTGATTCTAATGTCATGGAAGAAATTTCAGCAGATGTTATTGCGGAAAGACAGGAGGTATAAATGACGGTAAAAAAGACAGCTCCCCCGGCGATAAATGAACAGGGGAAAGTTGAAAGTTTATTTTCAAAACAACAGCTACTTACGGCTGAACGCTTTCAACACAGGAAGGATATTGTAAATGCCCTTCTTTCTGCAGACAGGCAGTATACGGTGCAGGAAGTAGAAAAGATGGTTGAAAAATATATGAAAGGACAGGTGAGGTAGGATGGCTTTAGGCGGAGGGGTTTTTATTGCCCAGAATAAAGAACTGCCGGGGACATATATTAATTTTATTTCAGCAGCCTCCGCAACTGCCGCCCTTTCCGGGAGGGGGATTGCTACAATGCCCCTGGAACTGGATTGGGGGCGTGACGGGGAAGTGTTTGAAGTAACTATTAAAGATTTTCTGGAGGATAGCTTGAAAATCTTCGGATATACTTATGACCATGACAGATTAAAGGGACTTCGCGATCTGTTTCTGAATACGCAAACCCTCTATGCATATAAACTGACTTCAGGAGGGATAAAAGCGGAAAATGATTTTGCAGAAGCATTGTATAGCGGCATCCGCGGGAATGATTTGAAAATTGCCATCCAGAAGAATGTTGATGATGAAACCCTGTTTGACGTAAAAACGATTTTTGATACAGCAGTTGTGGATGAGCAGACAGTAAAAACGGCAGATGAACTTGCCACAAATGATTTTGTGTCATTTAAGGCATCGGCTGCTTTGTCAGTAACGGCGGCATCGCCCCTTTCTGGCGGAGAAAATGGGACAGTTGATGGGGCTGCTTACCAGGATTATTTGGATAAGATTGAAGCTTACACATACAACACAATGGGCGCCGTAGTAACGGACGATGCTACAAAGGGGCTGTTTGATTCTTTTGTAAAACGTTTGCGTGATGAAATGGGGATTAAGTTCCAGCTTGTACTTTATAACAAGGCGGCTGATTATTATGGGATTATCAGTGTGAAGAATAAAGTACTTGATAAGGGCTGGAGCGAAGCAAGCCTTGTTTATTGGGTTACAGGAGTTTCAGCCGGGTGCGCGGTAAACAGGAGTAACCAGAACAGGGTTTATGATGGTGAATTCAACATCGATGCAGACTACACACAGAATGAACTGAAAAAAGCTATCCGGTCAGGGGAATTTGCGTTGCATAAGGTCGGTTCTGATATCCGTGTATTAGAAGATATCAACACAATGGTTACTGCCTCCGATACGCAGGGTGATATTTTCAAGGATAACCAGACCGTGCGCGTGATGGATCAAATCGCAAATGATATTGCGGTTTTGTTCAACACAAAGTATTTAGGCGTTGTCCCAAATGATGCAGCGGGAAGAATTTCCCTTTGGTCGGATATTGTGAAGCACCATGAACAGTTACAGGAAATCAGGGCGATTGAAAATTTTTCAGATTCTGATGTGACTATTGAACAGGGAGATACAAAGAAATCTATTGTAGTTACTGACCTTGTAACGGTTATAAATGCGATGAGCAAATTATATATGACCGTTACAGTGGCATAAGGAAGGGGATGGGACAGAATGAACGGCAATGTAGTTATGAAAGCCAAAGACACAGTATTTGCGGCTCTGGCTGAATGCTTCGTGATTATCGGGACGAATCGCTATAACTTCATGCAAGCTATCAATCTTGAAGCAAAATTTGAGAAAACGAAAACGGAGGTTCCGATTCTCGGAAAAACGGGTAAGGGCAACAAAGCTACGGGATGGAAGGGGACGGGCAGCGCAACCTTCCATTACAACACTTCTATTTTTCGCCAAATGATGCTTGATTATAAGGACACAGGGAAGGATACTTATTTTGAAATACAGATCTCAAATGAGGACAGCACATCTGCCGCAGGGCGCCAGACAATCGTCTTAATGGATTGTAACATTGACGGTGGCATCCTGGCAAAATTTGACGCTGACGGCGAATACCTTGATGAAGATATGGATTTTACATTTGAGGATTTTAAGATGCCGGAAAAGTTCAAGGACTTGGATGGTTTCGTTACAAAATAAAAATTAACGGAAAGAGTGACCCCCACTTTTGTGTGGCTTATAAGCCCGTATAAGTGGGGTTGCATATTCCAATATAAATAATGAAAGGAATAATATAAAATGTCTAAATTCGCTAAATTTATGAAAAGCAATAAAACTGTAAAAGAGAATGAGCTGCACCCGGTTACAAAATCCCTTTGCGATGAAAAGGGAATCCCTCTTAACTGGGAGTTCCGGCACATCACATCAAAAGAGAATGAGGAAATCAGGGAAGGCTGTACGGTAGACCTTCCGGTAACAGGGAAACCGAACGTATACCGCCCGAAGCTGAAATCAAGCCTCTATATCCGCAGGATGATAGCAGCTTCCATTGTTGTGCCGGATTTATATAATGCCGATTTGCAGGATTCTTATGGTGTGAAAACGCCCGAGGATTTGCTCGTGGAAATGGTCGATGATCCAGGGGAATACAATGACCTCGCTGCCTATGTGCAGAAGTTCCAGGGGTTTGATGTATCCTTTGAAGATAAGGTGGATGAAGCAAAAAACTAATAGAAGAAGGGGATTGGGAAGCGAATTATGCTTACTATGCCCTTCTGAAACTCCACATTTTACCTTCTGTATTCCTCGGGATGGATGAAGAGGAAAAAGCTTTTGTTGTAGCTTCCATTAAAGTAAAAATCCAGAATGATAAAAAGAGGGAAAAGGAAATTGAGCGGAAGTCCAAGAAGAAAGGCAGGTAATTTATATGTCTACAATCAGAACGGCGATTGAACTACAGGATAATTTCACAGGGATTCTGTACCAGGTTATCAATTCCGTAAACTTGGGGCTTTCCGCAATGGAAGATTTGCACCAGACGATGAACGCCCCTGTTGATACAGCTTCCATTGAGGCGGCGAGGGATTCCATCAACCAGGCTGCTATTGCAGTCCAGCAACTGGATGCAGCAATGCAAGGGATTGAAACCCCGGAAACACAAACGCCTACCGCCCCGCAGAGTTCAGCCCCGGTTGTGCTTCCCGTGCAGCCAGATGCGCCTGATCCTTTGGTGGAGCAGCCACCGCCTGTTGATGTGCCGATTGAACCGGAACAGCCAGAACCCGTGGAAGTCCCGGTTCATTGGCAATCGGACAGCTTGGAGGTTTTCACAAATTCGGGCGTGGAACGGTTCGAACAAGAAGTTCAAAGCGCAAACAATATGTTGAACATTTTGAACCAAACACAAAGCAGGATCGCGGCAACAGCGGCACAAACTGATTTGTTCCCGGCAAATGCTGCTGCTGACATGAACAATATGCAAAACCGCCTGCAAGCGGTCCAGCAGCGTATTCAGATAATCGAAAACAACCCCTTGAATATGGGTACAGATACTGCAAATGCAGAATTGGAACAGTTGCGTGGGCAGTTAGATCAGGCAATTCAAGAACAGCAGAATTTGAACCGTGCAGTTGGCAATATGGACGTCCAGGCGGCAAATGAAGCCTATTTGCGGTTATCGCAGATAGTAGGCAGCACTGAAAGATATATCCGTGACAATGTTGACGAACAAGGGCGGTTCAACCACGAAATCGAAGAAGGCACGGATGGAGCTAATGAACTAATGCAGACAATCAAGGGTGCGGTTGCCCCATACGCCACAATCCAAACCGTTTCAGCGGCGTTGAATTTGTCGGATCAGCTTACTTCCACAACTGCTCGCTTGAACTTGATGAATGACGGATTACAAACCACGCAGGACTTACAGAACATGATTTTCCTTTCAGC